TCCCACCAACAGAGTATCCAAGACATCTCCACGTTCCAATCAAAGCATAGCTGTAGGAACCAGTAGGACTTCCCGATGGTCGTAGATGAGCGCCAGCTATTGTTCCTCCAGGCGGTACGGTTATTCCTGACGTATTGAATGCATAACAAAAGCTCCCGATGTTGCTATGTCCAACATCTAAAGGTACAGCGTACCAGGTAACATGTTCGGGTTTTGTTACTAAATGTGTCCATGATGACCAACCACCATTGATCTTATATCTCACATACCACACCTGATCAGTGGCGAATCCGCAAACACGCTGACAGATCCAAAGATTGTTATGTTTGATCACCTCGCCCATCAACCATTGAGGGACTGGGCCATTGGTCGCTGCATTGCCCATATACCAACCATTCTCTGTGGCAGCATTCCAATCGGTGATGCGGGTGCAGGTACCACCTAGACGAGCAGGAAGCCATCCATCCGCGAGTTTTCCATCACTCCCAGTAACAGGAATGCGGTTGGCTGCTGGGGTTAATTGAGCGTGATAGCCATCCACTGTATCAGCATTGAGTGTTGGAAACCACCCCGCATCCAGTTGGCCGTAAGCATCTGCGACGGGAATCTTCGATGGTCCTGGTATTTTGGATGCGGTGTAGCCGTTGAGAGTTGACGCCTCCATCGGAGGGAGCCAGTCGCCAGACAATTTCCCGGCAGCGTCAGCCACAGGAATCGTGTTTGGGTTCGACACCTGGGACGCATGGTAGCCGTCCACTTTGTCGGCGTTGGTAGCCGAATCAGCAGTCGTCGCAGAGGTTGCGGTATCAGCGCTTCCGGCAGTTGTGGCATGATCCGCAGTTGAGGCGTGACCGGCTTCAGGGACGTAGGATACTTCAACCGTGGGGATGAAGCCGGAAGGTAGCTTTCCGGTTGCATCCAGGGCCGGTAGTTTACCGGAGTCAGCAGCTCCCGCAGGGGTCACTGCCACAGTCTTCACCGCAGCATCTCCCAAGCCCAGGTTCGCCCTGGCAGCAGAAGCTGTCGTTGCCCCGGTCCCACCTTTCGCCACAGGGACGGTGTTCTCGGTTGCTACAGATCCCAGGCCCAGGTTTGTTCTGGCCCCTTCAGGAGTGCTGGCTCCGGTTCCACCCAAGGTGATCGGCAGGATGGAGCTGATGGTCTTCACCGTGGCGCGGATGAGTTGAGAGACCTTGACCCACTTGGAGCCAATCCCGGCATCCACCTCGGCATCCGAAGCGGTCATCTCCGGGTGAGCGGAGGTCGAGCTTTCGTGGGCCTTGGAGGCATAGACTGTGTCGTGATTGTGATTTTCCTTGGCGAGGGGATGTCCACCGGCAGTCACACCATCGTGGACCACAACGGTATTCTTGGTGGTATCGACGGTCAGCTCACCGACGAGGCCGGTGAAGCCAGCGTGTTCATCCGTCGTTCCTCGCCGCCGTTGAATGGCTTTGGACATTAGACGATTCCTCCATAGTCGAGCGAATCATCAGGGACGTCAGCGATCATGCCGTAGTCCGTGAGGTTCGCCAGTTGAGCATAGTTTGCAGCCAGTCCTGCTGATCCTGCTGCAGCGTTGGCGTAGGACTGACAGACGGCCTCGACGTTTCCGATGTAGGTTGCAGAGCTGGCAGCGGCATCAGCCGAAGCAGCAGCATTGGTTTCGGCCAGGACCGCCCTGTCCTTGGCGTCAATAGCGGCATCCCGTGCGGGGAGTGTTGTGTCCCTGGCTTGCTGGGCTTCCTGGCTGGCCTGAAGGGCCGCAGCTACTTGAGCTTCGATCACAGGAGCCAAGGCGAGGATCTCATCCCGTGCCTCGATGGCTACCTGTCTGGCGTTGGACAAATCAGCGGCGATTCCGTTGACCGTGGCCTCGGCAATGAGCACTCGGTCCCGTGCAGCCAGGGTGATGTCCCGTGCAGTCGCGGCCTGTTGTGCGGCCTGGGAAGCGGTCGTCCCTACCGACAGTAAGAGGTCGTCGATGTACTTCTTGGTAGCCGCATCGGAGGGGTTGACGGGATCGGCGAGATTGACGATCCTCCACCAACGAGCATCGAAGTTCTCTCCCTCCGGGTCCACCTGGATGGCGGTGTTCACCTTGTCGTAGGCTTCCTGGACCACGAACAGGAGCTGGAGGGTCTGCCGGTCCAAGTCGGAAGCAGTCAGGATCGAGCCGTCCGTGTAGTCCACTTGGGCTTTGTCCTTCGGTGTCTCTCGTTTGATCGTCACCAGGGAGCCAAGTGGAGGTATCGGGTCCAGGACAATGAAGCCTGTTCCCTGCCACACATACGGAACCTCACCTCCATCGACGTACACTTTGACATGCCGCTTGGAGATGAACGGAAACGGGACTGCGTATGTACCGCTGGTCCCATTTGCTTCGTAGATGGCATAACTGTACGCCATAGATATTCCTCATCAAACGCAAGAAGGCGTCCCATAGCGTGAACACTACAGGACGCCCTCATGTGTGTGTTTCTTGTTTCAAGGTTAGTACTGGAGAAGGTTGGCGAACTGCTCCTCGGTAGATCTGGTCAGTGCTCCTTTCTTGATGGCTGTGTTCCTCCTGCGGGTTGCCTCCACCTTAGCTAGGAGATCCCGGTCCTCCCGGAGGAGCTGCTTCTTGGCAGCGTTCCGGTACGCCGTGATGATCTTCTTGACGACCTCGGCACGGGGCCCACCCTCCATCCCAAGCGGGGGATCATCGAACCGTTCCCGGTTGATGTCGTACTTCTGGGATTTGAACAGCTCGTCCAGCCGCTCGTACAGCGTCTTGCCCTGGAGCTTGATCGTTCCGTGCAGCTCCAGGAGCCTTGAGTACTGCTGCGGTGTTAGCTCGTTGTTACCATAGATCCTGCGATCCGGTGCGCCAGGGATGGCCTTACCCAGTCGGAGCAGCTCGTCAAAGACAGGATCGTTCTTGTCCTGCCCCACCATGACGTAGTCGATCGGCTTGCCGTTGACCCAGTTCCGTTTGGCCGGAAGGTCGTCCGACATGCCGGGGATGGTGTTCATCATGTAGTCCAGCAGACCACGGGCTTCCCGCATGTGATCGTCAGCCATGTCCATACGTATGTTCCGCATCAGCCCGGAGAACGGGAGATGCGAAGCGGCCAATCCCTTAATGAAGCTCATGGCGTTCCGGTCCGGGTCCATGATGGCCTGGAGCGCATTGACGAGGCCCCTCAGGTAGGACTTGGAAGCCAGGTTGTGCATCAGGGCGATCATGGCGTGAGCGGCCACATCACCGGCATCTTCCGTGTCCAATTCCTGGGAGACCCGGTGGAGGTCAGCAGCCATGCCCAGGAACATACCGATGGGATCAAGACGGTTGTACGGGTAGTACTTCCCGTCGATCTTCACGGACCAGGGCTGCCAGCCAGTGGCCCGGAGCTGCTCCAGTTCCTTCTTGTCCTTGGGCGGTGCGCCGGTCAGCATCCCAGAGTTTGCTAAGCTGATGCCTGTGATCCAGAGCATCGAGCCTGTGGCGAGTTGTCCCTTGGCGATAGCGGCTGCTTCACCACCTTGGGCGATGGCCGCCTTGTACCGCTTGGTCAGATTGGCGATGCCAGGAGTGTGCGCCACGAAATCCCGGAAGATGTTCGTGGGAGTCCTGATGAACGGCATGATGATCCTGAAGGTGGGATGCTCGGCAGCGAGCCTCTGGAGACTTTGCCCGTACCCATAGCCAAGGGCCTGGGTCCAGGTTGCCTCCTGGGCGTACCGGAGGCTGCTGTCGGAGATATTCTGCATCCGCTTGAGCTTGGCCTCGACGGAAGGCGGTAGCTGACCGGTAGGCGAGTTGGCACGGGCCCTGGCCTCGACGGCGTTGAAGTCCACGGCACGGCCATCTAGTTCAAAGACACGGCCACCTTGTTCAAAGTAAGCGTCCATCTCCTGCATGACCCATCGGGCCATGACGTCAGGATCACCGTTTCGGCCAAACTTCTTCAGGGCCTCGGTGTGCAGTTTGGCGTAGAGATTGGCCCGGAAGTTGAGCTGCTTGAAGAACTCATCCCCGGTCAGGAGGAACCTGGAGGGGAGCCTGATGACTCGCCCAAGGTACTCCATGCTTCGGGCCACAAGCTCCTCCACAGGGGAGAGCTGGGCTGCATCGAGGTCAGCGATGGAGGCACCTTTCATTTTCGAGGAGAGCATCAACCGTTTGATGTTCTCGTAGCTGATCTGGTGGGATGGCGCATCGAAGACCGAGTGGCCAGCATCGAGAATGTTGTTCTCGGCTATGAAGGCTCTCTTCGCACAGCCGATGGCGTCACCAAAGAACTTCACCATGCCGGTGTAAGTCTGGAGACCCTCCCGGATCATGGTATTGTCGGACATCATGGCCCCGCCAATGATCTTCTCGGCTGGCATCATGATGCTCTTGATCGTGTTGCCTGCAATGTTGACGATCTGGGTCTTGTACCCAGACAGGAGGGAGTTCATCCAGTACTCGGTGTAGAGACCCCACTTGGAGCCACTGAACGCCCTGTTCATGATCCTGGAGACAACCAGAGGATCGCCATCGGCCATCCGCACGATACGGGCCGTCTGCTTGATCTTGTTCGGATCGAGACCGTTCCGCACCATGTAGTCCCGGATCTGCTCCTCGGTCATGTTCCTGATGTCTTCAGGACGGATGGTCTGCTTGGCGGCGGCTTCCTGGGCCACATCGCCTGTGGTATCTGCCCCGACCTTCATCTTGGTATCTGGGAGGTTACCCAGGTCTACGGTCATCTTCTGGGAGCTTAGGCCACGCCCCCAGCCGGTACGCATGTCGGCCACGGCGATATGAAGATCTTGGACATCCTTGTGCAAGAGGTGGAACATCACAAGATCCTTTAACTGGTGACGTCCGGTGTCGATCAAGGTTGCGATCCTGGTGGACTCCTTGACTAATGCACCAAGGGTCATCCTTGCGACGTAGGTCTCACGGGCCAGCTCGGCCAGCTTCTTGGCTCCGCTCTGGGCCATCTCGATGATCTTGTCCGTGTTGAAGCCAGCCCTGGTGAGCATGTCCACCGATTCCCGGTAGATGGTCTCATGGGCTTCCTTTCCCTTGGACTTAACGGTCTTGTCGAACAAGGCGTCTGCGAGGCCCCGAAGGCCAGTCTCCTGGTCTCGGTCTTCAAAGAGCCACCGCTGGAAGTTCACGGACTCGGCCGCCATATCTAAGGCCTCGTCCATGTTCTTGGAGTTGGAGATTACCTGATAGAACTCATCTACGTTCAGCTTGGCCTTGTACTCCCGGTTGCTCTTGGTGGAGCCAGCTTCAGCGAACTCCGCGAGTCCGGCAGGACGAGCCTGCTTTGCACCAGCGTCACCGACAGCTTCCTCCTGGACCTGCCTGGGAGCCTTGGCGGCATCAGCGAACTCGTCATGGAGCTTGTTAGCTTCATCAGCAGGGGTCGCACGGCGTGAGGTGAGTTCATTAACTATGGCATCCTCGACGGCTTCTTCCGTGTCCAAGGTTTTACCGTTCATGAACTCGGCCACTTCTTCTTGAATCCTGGCCTTCTCGGCAGCAGTCTTCGCTCCGCGCATCTGCTTTATAGCTCTCACGCCAGCGAAGATCGGTTCAGTCAGGCCACCAAGTGCCAAGCCCTCCAAGGCGTTCTTGAAGCGCCCTTCAGCGTCCGTGTCAGAGTCCTTGGAGGACAGGTAGCGGGTGATTGGGTTGGAGAGTTCAGGGAATTCTTCAATGAGGTTGGACAGACGCTCATCATGCCCATCGAAGGCCACAGCGTCAGTGATTGCACCCTCGGCCATGCCACGTGCCAAGGTAGTGTACTTACTGGTTCCCTGGAGTACCTTGGCAGCTTTGAGGAGCTTACCGGCTCCCACGAACCCAGCAGCGAACTGGGAGACACCACGGGCCAACTTACCGTAGGCGGTGACGTTCTCCTTCATTTCAGGAAGTCGCCACTCGTTCCGCTCGTTGACCACGTGGGTCCCGAGTTTGTTGTCCACCCAGTTGGCTGCGCCGTGGATGAAGTCAGAGGTTTCGTTGATGGCATCACCGACACCACCAATGATTCCCTTCCCGACATCCACAACAGTATCGAGGAGACCGGGATCATCGGAGCTTACGTCCACGGAAACTTGGGGTGTGCTCGGATCTATCTCTTGTCCACCTGTAGGATCCATCCCTTGTTGCGGGATTGCACCCCGTTTGTTGGACAAGGCGATGATGGTGGACATCGGGAGTCCACTCTCGGTCATCTGGTCTTTGTAATCCATATAGACTTACTCCTGCTTGGCCTGATCTGCGCCTACTACACGATTGTAGATCCGTATGAAGGCAGGATCGTCCATAGGCATCGGCTGGTACAGGCTCTGGTACATGTTCTTTCTGAAGTACTGATCCTGGGCGAGGATCACCTGATTGATGAATTGAGGGTCAAGATTGAGCTTGACAATCTCCTTACCCAAGCGGGTGTTGACGGGGTCAGGGGAAGCCTTGAGTTCTTGATATGCTTCCTGCCACTCATCTAGGGACTGAATCCCAAAAAGCGGCTCTCTGGAAGCCTGTTCAACTATCGGAGGAGGAGTTATGGTAGTCTTGGAGGGATTCATTTCAGACGACGCCGCAGCGGGATTGAAGGGATTGTGGGTGGAGCCGGTGGCTTCAATGTCTCTCTCTCCATAGATCCCATACTTACTCTTTTTGATCACTTCCTCCACTGCCTCCATAGCCAGGAACTCGGCACGAGCTGCGGACAGTTCCCCCTTCCCGCCGCCTGATTCCTTCTCAATCTTACTCTTCAAGGTGAACATGACATCAGCAGCGGCCTGGAGTCCAAGCTGGATCTTCGGGTCACCGTACTGGTCCAGGGACAGGGTGTCCAGGTTCGAGTCTTTGACACCCGTCACCAACCGGAAGACCCGATTCTGCGCTTCACCAATGGTCCTTGCGACCAGTTTGTCATGAGTTGACTCGGAGGACAGGTGGAGGGAGAGAAGACGATCCACTTCTTTTCCATAGGCCCGGGCAGCACTCCGAAGATCGGCATCTGTGAGCTCTCCACGGGCGGCTTTGAGCTGGAGGTTGAGGAAGGAGGTACGCTTCTCGACGTCCCACTGACCGTAGCTCTCGTTGATCTCCCGTGAGTTCTGGATGGCGTTGATCTTCGCCAGGACAGACGGGACCATGTGGGCCGGTACGCCTTTGGCTCGGAGCTGCTCGGCGTTGTAGTACGTCCCTTTGATGGCCGCATCGACCATGATGTCAGTCAGGGCTTTCTCCTGCTCTCGCTCTCGCTTGAGCCGGTCTTGCTCCTCCTGGGCCTCCATTTGTCTTTCGGCTTTGGTGATGTAGTCTTTATACTCCGGGATGTCACCCAGCTTACCTGCACCGAAGTCCAGGTTCTTAGCGATCTCCAGGAGTTCCCTTCCGCCATTCTCATAACCCCGCTCGGTAGCCTCTGCGGCCAGGGCCCTGAAGATGATTCCAGGGACGTCACTGTTCAAGACACCATAGCTGGCAGCTTCCTGGGAGATCCTCTGGATGGCCTCCTGGAGCTGCGGGATGATGACCTGTTCACGAACATCAGGGTCACTGAAGTTCACGTTGGGGTTATCAACGATGGAGGACAGTTGCTTGGAGGTGAGTTGGGTGAACTCCTGGGTGACACGCTTCAGGTTCTCCTCGGCAAAGTCCTTGACGTGCCGGTTGAGTATTGCAGCTCGTGCTTCCAGGGCCTCCTTGGTGAAGTTCTCGGCAAGAATGACCTTGTCGTCGTAGTCGTCCAGTCCGTGCTTCTTGCGGAAGTCCCGCTCAAACTGATCGATGAACTGACTGACCTTGGCCTGATCGGTCTCGTTCATCAGGCCGTTCTTGGTGTAGGCTTCCTGGAGCTGGGCTTTGAAGTCCAGCCCAAGGGACCGCATACGGGCCATTTCGTATCCCTTCCGCACCCATGGGTTCAGACCAGCGGCGGCAGGGTTCTTCTCGACGTACTCCTTCCAGGCCAGCCGGTTGCCAGTTGTCGGATCGACCTCGGAGTTGGTGAACATAGTGTCACCTTCAGCGAGACTCTTCTCGATCTCCTTCTCCTGCTGCTTCCGGTGAAGCTCGGAGAGCGGCTTGTCGAATCCAGCGAGGGCCTTGGAGAGTTGCATCCATGGGTTGGAGTACAGGTCGTCGGGTCTCTCGACGTAGCCAGGACGGGCTTCATTGTATGAGTAGAGAGCTTCGGAGCGAATGGTGGACTGGAGTCCTGCCAGCTCCCGGAGCTTCTCGATCTGGACGGTGGTCTTTTCAGGTTTCGCCATGAGTTAGCTCCTTATTTCTCTGGGTACTTCTTGTTGTAGTAGTCCAAACCAGCCTGACCAATCTGCAAGGCACTGGCGAGGTAGTTTGGCTGGTTCACAGGGCTGGTGATGTAGTTGCTCTGGGATTTCATCCGGGAGTCCCGGCGGTCCCGGTAACCCCAGATGGCGACCTCGGAGCCGACACCGGCCATGTCAAGCTGCTGCTGGATGATGCTCTTCTTCTGTGCCTCGGAGCGGTAGAAGTCGGCCATCAGGGCATCCAAGGCCATGCCAGAGGTTTCGCTTGAAGCCAGGGCCTGTCCCTGCTTCTCCAAGCGTTCCCTCTGGATCCGCTGCTCTTCCTCGGCAGCGGCCGCCCTTTCCTGCATCTGCTTGATGCGCTCGGCGGTTGTGGATTCCACGAACTCCCTGTTCGCGCTCTCCTGGTTGATCTTGGCAGCACGGGCGTATTCAGCGGACTGCGCTTCCTGGTAAGCCTTCTGCGCGTCTGCTTGCTCCTTTTGAGCGTAAGTCGAGGCAGCAATAGACATGATTGACAGGGCCAGCCCAACTTCAGCTACTCCGCACATACAGGTAGCCTCCTTTCTAAATTGATGATGAAGGGATGGACAGGGACTCCACTGCCTTTGATATGAACCACATCGAGGAGCTTTGCGCCCATCCATCGGAGCCATCGGACATGCACTTCGTTTCGTGCGTCGACATAATTACTGACGATTTTGTAGCCGTACTGTCCTCCGATGATGTCATAGAGGACCGGCTTGGCGTATCGAAGGAATGAGAAGGAGGGGAGATCGTTGGTGCAGTGCATCCAGATCATCCCCGCTAGTCCGGCAGGACGAGCCTGCCTTATCTCTGGGAAGTGTTGTTCAGGGACCACTCCCAGGATGGCGAACGGGTCACCTGTCTTGGGAGCTAGAAGGGTGAAGCATGGTTTGGAGATCTTGTAGCCAAGAGAAAGGGACTCCATAGGTTCAAGCCCTGTGACGTCCCTGATTTCACGTTTATCTACGTCCCGTAGTCTGGGTTCAAGGTAGACAAGATCCTCGGCTACACTCTCCCTGACGTAGGGACAGTGGATCATAGACGGGAACTCCTGGAGTTGTAGAAGCCCTCCCAGTCAGCCGATACGAGATTGAACGGGAGGGGTGAATCGGATCGGATCTCGATGTCCACCTGATCGTTCTTGGAGAGGATCGGGATGGTCATCGAGCCGGTGTGAAGGTTGATCTCTCCAAGGACGGCAGAGACCGTTCCCAGGACGCGACCAGAGAACGGGTAGACGCTGGCAGCTCGACCTCTCGGTGTGACCACAGCCTCAAAGTACCCAGTCTCATGGAAGTTCACCCTCATGGACCGGAGCTGAAGCCGTCCCTCAAGGATGGCCGCTTGGCCTCCCTGCTTGGTTTCCCGGAGGTTCTGCCTGGAGAAGACGTACCTTGAGAGGTACTTGATACCGATGTAGAACTTTCGACCGCGCATGTCCTGGTTCAGGATTGTGATGGTGTTCTTCCCACCGGTACGATCCTCGGCCAGTATCTCAAAGAGGACACCAGCAGGATCGGGCCCACCGTCCCTTGAGATGATCACAGGCTCCATACCAGGATAGAGCAGGTAGGGAAGGGTGATGGTTGAAGTGTTCAGGGTACCATCATAGGAGATACCAAGGACTTCAGTCTCATCGATCTTCCGATCCATTTTGAACTCAAGGATGCCGTCCTGGTCAACATATCCTGACTCGATGTTCAAGCGTTCCAGGTACAAGCCGTCCGGGTACTGGATCAGCAGATGGACCACGGTGTTCACCGCAGTCATACTGACAACCTTACCAGCGAAGACCCACTTGGACCAAGCAGACTGTATCTTGTCGTTGTTGTTCCAGAAGTACTTGTAGATGAAGATCGCATTTGGGTTGTTCTCACAGAGGACAAAGAGGACATCCTCGTTCGGGGAACTCACCAACTTGAAGATCTTCCCACCGATGTACTGCGGCACATGGGCGGAAATGTCGGCGGCATCGTTGGTGTCGGTGTCAGGCATGGCGTAGTATTCACGGACGCCACCATACTTGCCACGGTCAGTGGCGAAGAAGACCGTACGCCCTGCCGATACCGGAGCGGCCAGCATCGATGCAGAGAACTCGGTGATAGGCTTCACGGCCACAGTGGAGTTGGACAGGACGTCATCATGTTGCAACGAGAACTGGGTTGTCTCGGAGAACAGGATGAGACCACCAGAGAACGGGGTGGCATGTTCCAAGGCAGAGACCTTGGTGTGGCTGGCTGCGACGTCAACAGGGTCGGAGTCCACCATCGTGGTCACAGTCTTGGGCCAGAACGTGAAGAACTCGCCCACGGACGACATGATGACGTTCTCCCTGGAGAGGAACGCCAGCCGGTTCTTGTAGAAGAAGATGTTATCGATCGGACGCCCCACGAAGGAGGGCTCCGGGGCACTATCCTCATCACCGCAGATTCTGGAGGTCCAGTCGAGCTTTTGGAAGACGAACGTCCCGTCAGCCTGTCGGATCAAGGCGTGAGGCATCGTGGTGGCGTCGAACTTGTGCTTGATGCCCTGCTTCACTGTCTCCAGCCAGACGCCATTGTCGAAGGTTGCGTCCGGGTTGTTCGGGACAAACTTGACATAGTAGTTGTCGAAGGAACTGGAAGCATCACCTTCCACCTCAACCACGAAATCTTTGGGGGCTACGATAGGAAGATCAGAGAACCTCTGAACCTTACCTTTAATGCAAACAATGTGCGTGTTGGATCGGGAATCTTCAGCTCTAACTTGAAAATCCCATCCATCTTTTCGCTGTATCCAGATAGTGGAGTGAGACAGAGAGATATTAAAATCACTCCCAATAGCTGACTGCATCTGGCTCGCGAGGTTGACAGCAATGTCCGTGGATTGCACCAGTTCTGTGGTCTGGGTAGGTGTGGTAACGGACCAAGAGATTCCATCCACCTCGATCTTGTAGGTCGTCCCGTAGCTGGCCTGCTTGATAAAGATAATGGCTTCCGGCCCACGGTTGGGCGTGAGGTCCGGGCTCATCTGTACCGTCTTGGTCTTGTTAAGAATGAAGGTGTAGTCGTTGATGGTTAGTGTGGAGATCTTCGTGTTCGGATCGGTGGTGTTGAGGTAGTCCTTCCCATCAGGGAAGCTGACTATCTTCTGGACGCCGTTCAAGTCGAAGACCTTCAGGTCTCCATCTGTGATCAACAAGATGTACTGCTCGTTCTCATCCCGGTTGATCAGATGGGCGAAACCTTTGGTCACCTCCCCGGTCACCAGCTTGGTGAGGTGCTTGGTTGCCTGGCGGCGTTTCAGAAACTCAACCACGCTGGGATAGCAGTTCACCACCTCCTCAGCCTGCGTGGGGAGGCGAATGGTGTATGGCTGCTGGGAGACACCATTGATTAGGTTCGGGATGGAGGTGGATACAAGGTAGCCTCTAGACATTACCACCTCCGCAGGACGTCAAGAGGACGCCAGCCGGTCAGCCTCTGGGATGTACCGGAGAGTATGTTCGGACGATCCTGCATCCGCTCTTCAGCCATGAGGGCAGCTCTGGCACGAGCCTCATCAACGGTAAGGAAGTCGTGGAGATTACCAGAACCGACAGCACGATCCTGGAACAGACGCCCAGCACGGAGCACGATGTACCGCCGTGCAGTCTCTGGAAGTTCCTCAAAAGGTAGCAGGAAGGTGATCGTGGCGTACAAGGTCTCGGTGAACTTGTAGGTGTGGTTGGCTCGGTCATAGAGCTTCTGCCCACGCAGGACCACGTCGAGCGGATTGAAGGAGTCCCTGAAGTGGACCCGCACCGTGTTCGTAGGGAGGATGATCTCGTTGTCCAGGTTCGGGACCAGGGGATAGTCATCTTCCGTGTTCCAGTTCCACCCTTCCGTCTGTACTTCCGTGGACACCTCTTTGAGCGTGTTGATAGCCAGAACGACGTCGTGGGTGGGCTGCTCATCGAGGGAGTTTATCGGAGACTCCCCGATGGACGAAAGGATAGTGTTGACGGCCTCCAGTTCAGTGGTAGGCGTCGTGAGCATCATGGAAGACATTCCTGTAAATCCTCCGTTTCATTATGGAAAATCGAAAAAAAAGGAAGGCCACCCGGATGCCCGGACGACCTCCCTGTAGGAATGTTTAAGCGGCCTTGCTGATCTCGATGGCACAGGAAGGACGAAGGATGCCGTGACCCATAGCGTATTTCGCCACCATCAAAGTGCCCTGGTACATGACGTTGAAGTCAGCACCGGACTTCTGGACGGCCAGATCCTTCAGCTTCACCGTGCCGATGGCTTCCTTCTGGAGGGCCAGAGCGACGGTGTCGGTGAAGTCACCGCTGTAGGTGTTGCGTTCACCTTCAACCGTGGTCACAACGCCAGTGGGCACGTTGTTGGACTTCACGATCTGAACGCCAGCCACCTTCAGGACCGTACCATCAGCGTACACACCGGAGCCACCCCAATCACGGTTGATGACCTTGGTGGTTTCGGCCAGCAGGTAGTACTGGGCAGGCTTCACGATGACGCAGCGATCCATGTCCGGGACATCCTTCTCATCCCAACTCTGGGCGCACTTGAAGATCAGGGACGCCAGAACCTCACCATCGGTATGAGCGGCGGTGTTCTTCAGAATCGTGCCCCCAGGTTCGTCGTCGATCAGGCCAGCGGAACGAGCAGCCAGGATACCAACACGCATGGTCTTCTGGTCGAAAGCACGGGCCAAGGCGGCACCAAGCTGCTTGCTGTACTCCTGGCGAACATCGAAGTGGTTCTTCGCGTCGTCCAGGTCATAGATGAACACATCAGCCAGGAGCAGATCATCAATGTTGATGACACGCTCATGCTGCTTGATCTGGTTGGAACCAAGGACCGGCGTACCGGGGGTATGGTAACGGGCAGCAGCCTTACCCATCACCACGAACTGGGCAGACTTACCGTGAGCGATGGTGCGCACACGATGCAGATCCTTCATGACGTTGGTCTCGTCGAAGGCGGTCAGGACTTCACCAGTGAAGACCTTGAGGAACATGGCGTTGTCCTGTTCGTAAGTACCACCTACGCCATTGATCCAACCAGGATTAGAACGGATAGCATCAGCCATAGAGTATATCTCCTGTGTGTGAGTTTTGTGAGGTTATTGGTGTTGTAGTTGGTCGATGTAATGAAGAAGACGGGCAGTATCATCCTTGTCCAGGCAGATGCCGCCCTGGTCATTCACCCAGGCACTAGGAAGGTTTGGAACTGGGATTGGAGTCCGGGGTGCGTTTGAAACGGCGCAAGAACTCACCAGCAGGATCAGCATCGATACGATCAGCAGATGCTTGAGCCTTCTCCTTCCGGAATGTCTCGACCAGGAAGGTGAGGAGGTCGGCCAGGAGCGTGATGAGCTTGAGGACTCCATTCATCCCTACTCCTTGGCCTTCTTGGTCAGGATGCCAGCCAGCCACTCGATGGGCTTGTAGAGCTTGGCTATAATTTCATCATCCTTCGGCGTGGGCGTCAGGTTGACGATGGCAACCGCAGCGGCGTGGATCGCAAGCAAAGCAGCGGCGATGGCATCACCGTTGGTGGTGATCCATTCGATGAAGGGCATCATACCTCCATTAGATTTTAATGGTTGATCAGAAGACGTCGGAACGAGCGAGCTTCATCTCGACATCACGGGTGTAGGCGGGATCTTTCCCGTAGCGTGGATCCTTCATGGCAGCGACGACCTCAGCAGCGGAGCGGAAGACGTCAGTCTTGGTAACAGTGGAACGAGCGTTACCTCCGATTAGGTTCGGCTCGGCTTGTGCGTCGTATCGAGCCTTCAGACCAGCGACGGCGAACTTGATGGCCTTGATGTCACCAGATGCCATGATGTTGTTGTAGGCTTCGATTTCATCCGCATTCAGGTTATCAGCCGCCCATTGAGTAAGGGCCTTGTAGGCTTCAGGTCCACCTACGGTTCCTTTAATCGCGGCTTCCTGTTCCTTGGCGATGGTCACATTGACCTTCGCACCGGCGAGGTACTGCTCGACTAAGGGCCGGGGGAATCCAGCCTTCTCAAGTTTCTGGAAGGACTCCTCGGACAGAGTACCGGATTCAGTGAACTCCCTCGTAAAGTCGTCCATGTTCAAGCCAGCGGCTTTCAGCGTACTGGCAACAGCGTTAGAAGAGGACTGATCCCCTTCCTGATCCCCTTTCTGATCCCCTTCCTGATCAGGTGAAGGTGTATCGTTGCTCCCTTCGTCCTGGGGTTCATTCCCATCTACCTGATCAGGCGTATGGTTGTCACCTCCATCATCAGCAGCAGCAGAAGGATCCGCATTAGGGTCGTTCGGACCGGTTTCTTCATAGGGAGCCTCGATGGTCATACCTTCGTTCGGATTCTGGGTACTCATGGCTAGAAGTCCTCCTTGATGGTTCCATCAGGGAACTTGGTGATCTTCGGACCTTTCGCCTGGCTGTCGGCTTCAGGAGTCGCCTTCTTACCGGGGTTGGAGCGCACCGCCTTCGGGGCTTCCTTGGTCTCAGGGGTCTTGATGTCTTCGCTCATGTGATTTCATCCTTGTTGGTTTTGTTGGCCCATCATGGCAGGGCCGACCTGTTTGATTACCTCTGGACCCAGCTTCTCGATGAGGGACTGTATTTGTCCCTGCTGGTCCTGCTGGGCGAGAGCGTCCTGCGGGATCAGGAGGCCCTCGATGTTGATTCCGATTGCTGAAGCAAGTCGCGTGATAGCGTCGTCCGTGTTGACCTTCCGCATGAAGCCTTCCGGTCCCAGGAGCTGCTGGATTGCCTGGAGGAGTTCCATCAGCTTGGCCTTGTCGTTCCCTCGGCCCAGCGCATCGAAGCCGGTGATGACCGTGGGGCGCACCACTCCCTTGGGCAGGGGCGGCAGCTTCTTGGCCTTGGTCAGCTTGGCGATGCGATGCTGGATGTACGGGAGCTGGAACTCCTGGGAGATGACTGTGTAGACACCGCCAAGGGCGGTCTCCAGTTCACGGGCTACGGCGCGGATCTCCTCGGCGGTCACCCGCTCGGCATCGCGGCGCATCCCGTCAGTCATCAAGAAGGAAGTCTTCAGCCGGTCAGAGATCATTTGCGCGGTCTCCAAGGCAACCCTGAAGTCCGCATGTTTCTGAAGCTGAAGAACACTGACCTCGTTTGCGTTGCCTTCAAGGACGTCCCCGTTCCCGGCTTCGGCCACAGCCTTGAGCCTTGTGGTCCCATTGGGGGCCACGAACAGTAGCACCTTGGCAGACGCAGCAGAACCCTCGACGATGGCTTGCATGAGAGCCTCAAGGGACTGGAGGTCACCCAGGAAGGGTTCAACGTAGGAGCGCCCGTAGTTCTCACCAGCGATGTGGTACATACGGACGGGAATCCAGGGACAGGCATCCAGGGCGTAGTAGCCCAGCGTTCCAGGGATCGTCTTGCCCCGACACTCCTGATAGACTTTCCACTTCTTTGGAGTCCGAATTATGTGGGTGAAGATGTCCACTTCGGTGTCCTTTCCCGGCGTGTTGCTGCTACTAGATGTTTCAGTCTGGCCGGTGATGTCAGAAAGACTGGACAGGAAGTCAGGCGGGAGAGTGTTGGGGTTGACGGTCTCATGGACGACCATCTCCACGGGATTGCCCATCGGGTCACGGGCAACGACGAACCGGGACAGCGGAAACATACGCAGCCCGTTATCCTTGTCGTCGTAGTAGAGGACGTTGCCTCCGATCAGGAGATGGAGATTCCCTTCAAAGACGACTACACGGTCACCGGTGGACTCGATGTCACCAAGGACCGTCTGTTCACAGCGGGACAGGGCCTTGTCGATCTTCGATTTCCATTCCGGGTCCACCTCGGCTTGCTCCTTCTCGTAGAGCATGTTGTCCACCCGAAGGCGAAAGCATGGCTCGTTGGGAGGGAGCATCGTCAGGAGGAGCTTAGAGGCGAGGTTGTTGCACCCGTTGGCTCCGATGGACTGGAAAGTGGAAGGAAGTCTCTGACCGTTGGCGTGGCCATCAGGAGGGATCAGTGAAGGGATGGTGAGCTTGGAGCATTCCCTGGCTCGGTCCAGGAAAGGCTGCCTGTCGGATTCAAGTTCACGGTAACGTGCTTCAGCCGGACCTTTGGTGTAACCTTGCTTGGTCACCACTTACCTCCGGCTATTGTGGTTATCTGGGAATGATCAGACCTCCACTACCTCCGCCAATGTTGAGATCGATCCTCAAGGCAGAAGTACCAGACTTCTTGGTTTTGGATTCGGTCTTCCGCTTCACGGTCTCATTGACCACCGGGGCGGTAGCTGTGGGTTCAGGCGGCGGCGGGGCAGGGGTGTAGATCGGGTCTGGGGCTTTGGTGACCTTGGGCTTGGAGCTAGAGCACATGCCGGTTTGATCCTCCTATTAAGATTTGAAGATGGATGTCAGAGGAAGATCATCACTACCAGTCAGATCCTTTGCAGCTTCCTGCTGGAGCTTGAACTGATGCTTCAGGAATTTGATGATCTTCTGCTGACCAACATCGATCCAGATCTTCCGGTCTGAATCGCTGATGTCAGGACACTTGTCAGGGAAGAGAGACTCCAGTGCATCGATGAGATCTTTGGAGATTGGAGGGAGCTTTATGTCAGCCACTACAGTCCTCCTTGACCGTGGCTCTAAAAGTGCAGGGTAATTGGAAGCCATGTGAAACGTTGGTTCAATGACGCCAGGAAAATCCCGGTTTTCTCGTCTTTGTAACCAGGAAGATCCTGAATATATCGCCCTGTTTTGATTACATTGACTCGTACCAGGATCGAATCAGGGACATCATCCAGTTCGTAGGATGTCCACAACCAGATGGGCCGCTTGGCCTCAGAACAGAAATCGAGGAATGCTGCAAGCTCCTTCAGATCTTGGTCGAGAGGCTCACCTCCCATAATCCAGATTTTATCGGTGAGTGGAGTCTTCAATCGCTGCATGAGGTTGCGATCTGTGACCTGATACCGCCAATCGTTACCCTGGTTGAAATCCCAGGTCTCTGGGTTGTGACAACCAGGGCAACGGCGGTTACAGCCAGCGAGATACACCTCAACAGCACCGTGCTCCAAGGTGAAGTCGGTGGCTATGATGTTCACGTTCAGATGCTCCTGTAGAACTTACGGTTAGGCCAGTCGTGTTTACGTCTGGTGTAACTCCAGTGTTTCGTGTTTGTGAGGAATCCAACAACACGGGTGAACACTTCCATGAGAGCACCACAGGTCGGACAGGCAGGGGTATCCTGCTTGACCACTGACATGCCATGACCGTTGGGGCACTTCCCAAGGGCGTAGTTCACCGCCCAGTATATCACGCCACTTTTGGCACACCACTTGATGAGGTCAGCCAGCTTCTCCCAGGAGGAGATCTGTTCGTTCACGTTCAGGTGGCAGATGGCTCCACCAGTGCAGTGAGAGTCGAACATACCCTGAAGCTTGATACGCTCCAGCATGTCGGCCTGGGAAACCAAGGGGATGAACTGGTTGGAGTAGAACGGAATGTCCTCCGGGTTGCAGCCGCAGATCTTGTCCTTCTGGGCCAGCTTCACGGAGGACGTTTCACCAGGAACCTGTTCCATGTTGTGCGGGTAGCCGTACTTCCTGGTCAGCTCGGTGTTCACCGCGTTGATCGTGTCGAGGATCTTCCTTGCGAACTCCTGCCCTTCCTCGGTGAGGATGTCGTAGCCGAGGATCCGACATGCCTCATACAAGCCAGTGAATCCACAGGTGGAGAACTGCTTCTTCAGGTCCATCAGGCCCAGCGTGTAGAGCGGCAGGGAGCCACGCTTGATGCGTTTCCCGATGAAGGTACGCTTGGCGTGATTGATCAGACCAGCACGGCGAACCATGTGCTCCAGCTCACGCAGGAAGGCTTCAGCCGGATCTATCGCAACGCCCTCGGTCAAGGCGAGTTCGACATACTCCATCGTCTCATTGGCCATCCTGGGGAGATTCAACGTGACCACGCCCAGGCTTCCGATCTTCGTACCTCCAGCCCCGAAGGTGTTACTGTACCCAATGGACTCGATGTCGGAACGAAGACGGCAGCAGGAGGACAGGGTTGAGGTATTCCCGCAGTAGATGTTGATGTGACCGAAGGACAGGTTCTCCTTGGCGATCAGCTCCAGGAACTCCTCGTCCTGGATCTCGTTATCGTCGTTGATGGAGAAACAAGCGGTCAGCACAGGGAACGTGATGGGATCACGCTGGAGGGTTTCCCGATAGGCTTCCAGGAACCACTCCTGCACCTGTACGATGGTGTCGACGTTCGGAGCCACACCGTTGATCAGGTAAGCCGGGGCCAGCTCCTCCAGGAACTTCCGGTCATAGATCGACACGTTGGTGAACGGGGACTGATTCCCACGGAACTCCCAGTTCAGCGTGTAGATCAGGCTGGTCAGCAGTTCCTTGACGTAGGTCTTGATGTGAGAGACCTCGATCTTGTGGTCCCTGCCGGTCTCGTAGATCCCATCCACGTACCAGGAAGCCACGATCAGGAGGTCGGCCAAGCCGGTGGCTCCCAAGGTCGAGTTCGCAGCGTACACCGTGAACTGCTCGATCTGGCGAAGGAAGGAAGAGAGGCCCTTGGCTGGCTTGATGTCCAGCCGGCTGCCCATCTTCAAGCCCTCCAGGGCGATGTCGTAGGTGCTGTAGTTGAAGCAGTATGGACGCCCGATGTCCCAGACGTCGTTGATGTAGATGGCTCCAACGAGCTGATCGATGATGACCTCGTCCGCAGTCTCGATGTCCTCCAGTTCCCTGATGGTCTTCCAGAGGTTGTAGTAGGAGTTCAGCTTCATCAACGGCTTGGGGACTTCGTAGTTGTAGGTGATGACGTCCCGGCCCGATACGTTGGCGTTGGCGTCCACGGAATGGTCAGCTGTGGGCTTGTCGGTATAGTTGAAGAAGAGTTTACTGGACTGATGGAGATCGAGCTGGCTGCCGATCCCGTCGATCTCAAAGAGTTCAGCGGGAAGGGCAGCCTTCAAGGTTTCCATCAGCGTCACGAATTCAGGATCGTAGCTGATGTGGATGTTCATCAGTCTGTAACCTCCGGTCTCATGTTCTCCCAGTAATAGGCCTCGGTAGTGGAACCAGCATATAGCCCGTCAGTCCCATCCTGGAACACAGGCATGTAGAGGTCCAGCTCATCGATGATATCGGGGAGGTTGGAGCGGAGCTGCGCCTCCTTCCGGTCAATCACTTCCAGCGGGAACTTTCCATCATCTCGACGGGCGATACAGGTGGCCTTGTCGGTGATGATGTGGACACCGATGATCTCGTAGCCGAATTCGACAGCGGCCTGACGCCAGCGACGAATGTACTCGGGACGGGTGTTGCATTCATCGATCACGACGTCGAAGCCACGGGACATGAGGGCACGGGCCTGGGTGTAGGTCCAGGCGTGAATCATAGGCTCGATGGCTCCGTAGAAGACGTGACCGAAGGCTTTACGGATGTCGTCAGCGCATACGACTTGGACTCCGTAGTCTTTGACCAGATTGTTGACGTAGGTGGACTTTCCTGAGCCGGGGATGCCGATCATGAGGTAGAGTTTCTTGGACATAGTTCAAATCCTTTATGCGTCTGGGGTTGTTTTGTCGTGATGGATGCAAACGAAGGTTGGTTGACGGAGGGCCTTGTAGCTCTCGTCTTTCTTGTACTGGACCTTGATGATCTTACCGATGAGCTTGTTGGGATTCAGGTAGTAGTCCCGGCGTTCGTGATGAGTCATACAGCCGGGGCCAACACCGATGGTCTCGCCTCCATACTCAACGAAGATCTTACCAACAGCACGTAGGCCGTCACCTTTGGAGTAGCGTTCACCCAAGAACGTCATGTCCTTGTTGGCTGTGGCCTCCTCAAAGCCAACCACCTTCAGGTCGATGGTAGGCTTCTCGACGTACCGCATCAGGCCCCAGGACCTACCCATCTTGTATGGTTCGTCATAGGGGCGGATGATCACGCCTTCCGGTCTATAGGGGCGATCTTTGACCATCTCCTCGAAGTACCGGAGGACCGTCTTCTCGGCGTCCTCGGCGGTCTTCGGGATGGTCCAGCGGTCGGGGGCCATTTCAAACAGCCCGGACTGATCACGCAGCAGGGACTTGATCCAAGGACTAGCCTGGAGCATCCGCTGCTGGTACGTCAGGTTCATCTCGTTGGGGAAATAAGCATCCCAGATGTGGAGCTTGATTCCCTCTTCAGGTTGTGGCGTCTGCCGCCTGATGATTCCACTGGAAAATTTGAACGGCTTGCCGGGGATGTAGAGTTCACCCACGATGACCGGGGCAAGGTCGGACTTGAGATACCACTGAACGATCTCGGTGATGTGGGGGATGGACAGGATCTCGTTACCGCCACGGGAGAGCGTCGGCTTGCCCTTCTCAAAGATAGCAGGGATGCCATCGATCTTCTCGGACAGGTAGCAGATCTTCCCAACCATCCGCTTGAAGTCCACATCCTTGGCGAGGATCATGATGTCTTCACTCATCTCTGTGCCCTCAAGGCCAGATCGGCCAGCTTCGGTTTATGGTATCCTTCGGGCTTCAGAACCTTACCGTTGGGGGCCTTGATCACCTTGCCGTTGGACCCAACCTTACTCATGTTGGACAGGTGGACCCTCCTGAACGCTTCATCCAGGTCGATATCGAAACGGGCGGCGGTCCAGTAGCAGACGTACACCAAGTCAGCGAGTTCTTTGATGAAGTTCTGCATGATCTCCTGGGGCACACGCTCGGTCTTCAGGACGTATCCCATGACCTTATCGAACTCGGCCTGGAGTTCGTTATGTTCTTCAGAAATGAGAGAAGCCCCGAGGGCCAGGGCTTCCATTGTCAGTTCAGTGCCATCCTGATCAAATGCGTTCAGGAACTGTTTGAGTGCGGCAGTCTTATTCATAACATTTCTCCTTCTCTTTCTGGATGAGGTGTTCGATATAGTCCTTTGCCTTGTAGAGATCCTTCAGGGGTGTACCCTTGTATGGATACCGGCAGATGTACTTGATGACGTTGCCTTCCAGGAAGCCCAGCTCGTTTGCTTTGGCGAACTCGATGGGCTGGATCTTGAAGCAGGTGTAGTGTGGTTGGTTGGCGACATCCGTGAGATCTTCCAGATGCTGCTGTACGTTGCTATTGGCAGGATACCAACAATCCTTAGCGAAGCATTTTGAGCAAACCTGTGTTTTTAAATGAGCGCAGTCAGCACAGAGTTTGATTATTTCGGCTCCCATAGTTTCACCTTCTTGTTCTTGAAGTCGAAATCACTAGCCCGGAGGATACGGGCAACACGGGCCTGGGTTAGAGCTTCCTCTTCCCCGAAGCCAGCCTTCTCAAACGCAGCGACCACCTTTGGCCACATCTCATTGATGGAGGTAGCGTCCCCAAGGATCTTCTCTGCGGTCTTCGGGCCGATCCCAGGACACCCGGAGTATCCATCGGCGGCATCTCCCATCAAGGTCTGCATCATCCACCAACGGTCAGCCTCGGCTTCGGAGACCTCGATCAGCTTCTCGTCCTTCGTGGAGTAGAAGAGACCAGGAACACCACGAAAGTCCTTGTCCACGGACACGATGATCCGCTCGTCAGCTTTGATCTGGACCTTGGAGGTAGATAGGATGCCCAGGACATCGTCGGCTTCAAGACCTGGGCGAATGTATGAGTTGTGCCTCTCATCGTTCAGGATCTCCTGCTTGAGGAACCCCAGGCACACGGGCTTGGGCTTGTCCTTGCGGTTGGCCTTGTAGGTAGGCAGGATCTGCTTCCTGAAGTTCTCACCGTCCGTGAAGGCCAGGGTGTAGTTGGTGGTCTTGAGGGTCTTGAGGATTGAGGAGAGCATGTCCTCAAACAGGACACGGGCATCGGTGAGGTGACCTACCGGAAAGCACAGGTCTTCCCCGAAGCGGATCACCTTCTCGGATGCGGCGGCTGCTCGGTATGCGAGAATGTCCGCATCGATGAGAAGATGGCGGGTCTTACTCATGGAACGCACCACCTGCTTCAAGGCAATCCGTGATCTGGTCACGAATCATTGAAACCAGACCACTCACTACACGTTCAAGCTTCATGCGCTGGTACTCTTCTTTTCGCTGCCCGATCATATCACAACGAAGGTAGGGATCTTCGGCTACGGCGTAGCAGATGGTGTCGTGAAGGTGTACTTCAAGAAGGGTTGTAGCGGGGTGTCCATCTACTTCGACCAGACGCACAGTGATGTTGTTGGTTGATAGGGTTTTGGTGACCTTGAGTTCACGGGAGATGTTCATCATGATATTACTCCTTATCATCTTTGTTGGGCACAAGGTATTCTGGGTATAAAGCCTGGGAGATGATTGCATTGGTGAATATCTCCCACTCCACCAGCTTGTGCTTGCGACGCTGTTCAATTATATTCCGTGCAGTGGCATAGCTCATGGAGAGGATGCGCTTCTGCAAGAACGATTGCGGAAGGTGCCGGTTCACCCAGCCAAAATCCTTGGCGTCGATGTGCTCATTCAGCTCGACGAGCCAGCTCTGCTTGATGCCACCCTCAAAGTCGTCCTGGGTAAGGTGACGCTTCATGAGCGTGTGCATTGTGGACTCTGACTGCGTGACTGTAGCGACCTTGTACTGGTCCATCTGCTTCCACCAGTAAAGAGGGGCATCAACCTCCACCCACATGATTATCTGGCGGAGGAATTTGTCATGCCCCTTACCAAGTCCTGCCAACTCGTAAGAGCGATTTTTCAAACGAGAATACACGGAGCCATCGTTAGAGAGCCCCGGTTCATATATGTGTTTGTAGCCCTCATCACCAGAGGTCAGGCCAAAGGACAGACCCAGGCCGAAGAGAGCTTCTTTTAGTCCAGCTTCTTCAAGAATATGTACTTGCATTACGCAGCCTCCTTC